ATAAATAATAGACGCACAGATGTGAGAAATAACTGCAGGTGTCTTAACGTCAAAGCCACCCCAATCTCCTTCAAGAAAATCAGTTATGTTTCCATCAGGGTTGATCAAGTTTTTCAACCTTTCAGCTCCCCGATGCATGTTTATACCAACAACCGTACACACAGATTCTCCATAAGCAACTATGTGGGTAAAGAATTTTGTTAAATACACCTTACTAACAATTAAGTGAGACAAATTTGACATATAAAACAATCTGGTTTTCCCAGCTAAGGCTTTCTCTACCAAACGCACCTCATCTTTAAGAGCAGCTTTGTATTGGGGATGAGCCATATCACCATCTAAATACGCCGATATCATATCCTCCATATCTTCTTGAATTTCTTCATCAGGTTGCCGTATGGCATCCTTCTCATCAAAAAATGGAAGATAGTCACTCTTCTTACCAGCATACCCATATCCAGGACTAGTAGAGGCATTGATTCTGTTTACATAACAATCAATGGGCGTACCATTTATCGCATTCTCCACTGGGATAGGACTTAATTCCTCAACTCCGTTCTTAACAAATTCAGAAATGATACGGTCTGTAACCAATTCAATACACTTGTTTACTTTCTTACTATCAAGCATAATATCACCATGGTTAATCTTACGTATACCTATATTCCACGGGGAAATATATTCTCCCGACTTAGTAACCATAGGTTTCATAAGCGCAGGAACATAAATCTCATCCTGCGGTGGAAGATAATCAGAAAGAACTTCTACGATTTCACTTGAAAACTTGGTCCTAACAATAGCAGATTTGTTATTGATAAGAACTTTGTTTCCATCAGATCCAAAGTAAGTCAATCCACTGACATCTTCGTAATACACCAAAGATTTTCTACCGGGTAGTTTACCTGCAACAGAAAAAGACTGTGAAGACAATTCCATTAATCGAGAATCCAGCATTTTAATACCTTTTCTCAGGATATCTTCAGTTATGGGTAAGGAATATCCTTTTCCACCTGCCCCGGCAAAATGAATACCTACAATTAGGGCTTTGTTCCCATCGCTCAAACACAACGGCAATCCACATTGGCCTCCAAGCGTATGAAAATCTATTCCATACATTTCTACTTTCCGACCAAAGGGAACTTCATCAATTTTAGCGTTTTCACTGGCGACAGTATATCTAACTTTGACATCATGGCCATTAAAATTACCCTTAAAACCTTTTTTAAAAACACTCTTTGCAAAGTGTCCTTTATCCAGGAGATGTTTACTGGTCCGGGTGTACTGTATCATGCATAAATCATAAGCAATTTCTACACATCCGTCGCCAAGGGTGAATTCTCTGATACCGTGAACCTTGTCATTCTTAAAGAACTCCAATGTAAAGGTGCGGTAATCTTCGGCAATGTGTTTGTTGAACACAAAGTATCCACCACCAGTAAGCAAACCAAACTGACTTTTCTCGGTTTCAACACATCTAATATGAACAGTGTTTGCAAAAACACATTTCCTGAAAGTGTCAAAATCACCAGAAAAAGTACCTAAATACATATTGGTCAAATTATTCCATCTGGCTCCATCCTTAGAAGGCAATCGGGTTGTAAAATCCTTTATCTCATTCATTTCATCTATAGTATTAGTGAAATAAACAGACTGGGTTTCCCCTTTCGTATACTCAGACGGCTTTTTAAACAGATTGTAAACTGTCCTCAACATAAGTACGGCAGCAACAAAAGCTGTCCCGTAATAATATTTCCTCAACCATTTACCATCTCCAAACCACATAACCCAACTACGTACTGCTACAAAATTTGCATGTTGTATCGGATTAGTTAGGAACTTACGTAACTTAAAAGAACCAAATCTGATATCGTGAAAATACGTTAAAGTCATAACAATAACAAAAGGTACAAAATTTAGGGCTGTGATAACAAAACCAAGTCCTGCCAAACATATTAGAAAGAACATTCGTATACCAAACGGTAATCTCAAGCGAAATATAACAGATATAGCTACGCACACGAGAGTAAAAACATTAGGCAATCGATGGAGAAACCAAAAATAAACGTCCCACCACGTACGTGGTGGAACATCCACTCCGACATTGTGTGGTGGTAACCACTCAATGCTGATCTTCTCTTCTTCAGCGTCTCTTCGAGCCTCTCGATCTGCACGAAGATCTTGTCCTACAACAACCTGTGCAAACCCATCTTCTTTCTCGTCATAAAGGTCATCCTCTTTGTCATCATCATGCGATACATCAATGCGATCTCGAGACTGAGTGGAGAGATTTTCAACAATTCCGTCCTTGACTTCTGTATCCTCAATCAATTTAGCAGTTTCATCAGGGATTTCATGTCCCCAGTCGTCCATAATTTTAGAAC